GTTATGCCCCGAAGGGGCAATCAATTCTCAATGACAAAAAGAATATTAGCAAAACGTGTGACAATGTGCAACCCCAGAAGAAAAAAAATATTTTGTGAACGTTGCCTATCCGTTCATGCCGGAGTATTTAAAACTGTCCGCAGGACAGCTACAATTTGTTACATGAGCAAAGACAAAGTAAAAGAGATACATCCACTCACAGGCAAACAGGAAAGATTCATAGCGGAATTGCTAAAAGGCAATTCAGCAAGTGACGCATACAGAACAGCGTACAATGCCAAAGGAATGAAGGATTCAGCTATCCACGTTGAAGCCAGCAAATTAAAATCAAACCCTAAGATCGCCCAAAGGTTAAAGCAAGGATTCAAGAGGAAGGAGGAGTATGCACAGGCTAGTGCGCTCTCTCTTAGACATCTCGTACTAGAACAGCTACAGAAGGAAGCATTGAATCCCACGAATAACGAATCAGCTAGAATCAGGGCACTTGAATTGCTAGGCAAGACTTCAGATGTAGGATTATTCGTAGATAGGATAGAGACAACCACGAAGGATAGAACACCGGAAGAAGTAGCTACCGAGATTGAGACTAAGCTAGAAGAAATACTATCCCTCTCTGTGCCACATTCTGAATAGTATCGGCATAGCGAACAAATATTGAACGTTCAATAGTTAAAAGCCACATTTCCATAACGACTATTTCTATATATCCAAGACCTCTACCTGATCAATTTTTATACAATGCCTCTGAAATACTATCATATAAGGGTTTCAGAGCGACCCCTACCCTCCCCGACCCCCCTGTTTTTATTTTTTTGCGATAGGCTCACGTATACACTAATTTGCTCAAATAATTTCAAATATTTTCAAGACACCCCCCCCTTCTTTTTTTTTGCCCTCTTGCTTTTTTACTATTAATATTCGTATAATGTATGGGAAACGTTCAAGGTACCGGAGAATAGGGGTATATATGTATAGTAGAGATGAGATAAAGATAATAGCAGTTACCTTTATATTAATCTTAGTAGTGAGTATGATTTTATGACACCAAGGCAATTATTAGTATTAGAGTCAATAGAAGACTATTGGGCGGAAAATCATTGTGGACCGTCATTAGAAGCCATAGCGAGCCGAGTTGGGGTTAGCTCTAGGTCTACCATTCATGCTATTGTAAAACGGCTCCATGAGGACGGATGGATTACTATGCAGCCTAAACGTTGGCGTACTATGATGTCCACTAGAAACTCTCCCTTAGTTAAGAAAGAAATAACAACAGAACCTGTTAAGCCTAAAGTCATACATAAAACTGCCCCGCCCGAACAAAAGACGGACATAGTGGTGGAAAAAAAAATTTCGAGCGAGAGTTCTACCACCGCAGATAAGAAAAAAGAGTGGTTGCGGCGGATGGAAGATGCAAAAAAAAGTATTTATAATTTAGAAGAAAACACTTGACGAACATGAGAAGGTGTTTAATATGTATAAAATCTTGGGCAACTTTGCTCAACATTAACCCCATAGCCCTCACAACAACCACAATATGATTGCTCTCCTAGTAGTCGTAAAAATCTATAAACGTTGCGGGGGCTAACTTGTCAAATCCATACTTAGATAAAATTAAACAACTACCTGTTAGTGAACAGAAAAGGTTTTTATCTTTATTGGAAGAGTACGAACAGTCTAAGAACAGACAGGAGTGTGGCGATAACTTCTTACCTTTTGTAAAACATATATGGTCAGCTTTCATAGAAGGATATCATCATACTAAGATGGCAGATGCTTTTGATCGTGTGGCTAAAGGTGAACTAAAAAGGCTTATTATCAATATGCCACCTAGACATACAAAATCAGAGTTTGCGTCTTATTTACTACCGGCATGGTACTTGGGTAAGTACCCAGAAAAAAAAATCATTCAGATCGCACATACGGCGGAATTAGCGGTAGGCTTTGGTCGTAAGGTGAGAAACTTAGTAGGGTCAGAAGACTTTAAGAGTGTGTTTCCTGATGTAGCTTTACAGTCTGACTCTAAAGCTGCTGGACGTTGGAATACAAACAAAGGCGGTGAATACTTTGCGATAGGTGTTGGCGGTGCGGTTACTGGTAAAGGTGCGGATGTTTTAATTATAGACGACCCGCATTCAGAGCAAGAAGGACAGAGTGGCGACCCTTCTGTATTTGATAGAGTATACGAATACTATACTTCAGGACCAAGACAGCGTTTACAACCCGGCGGGTCAATCGTTATTGTTATGACACGTTGGCACAAAAGAGACTTAACAGGTCAAATACTAAAAGCACAGGAAAGCAGAGCCGGTGTTGATGATTGGGAGGTTATAGAGTTTCCAGCAATACTTCCATCTGGTAAAAGCTTGTGGCAAGAGTTTTGGGATATAAAAGAATTAGAAAAACTGAAAGCAGAACTACCGGTATCTAAATGGTCTGCTCAGTATCAACAAGACCCTACTTCTGAAGAGGGTGCTATTGTTAAAAGAGAGTGGTGGAAGAATTGGGAATACAATCAACCGCCACAATGCGAGTTTATAATACAATCTTGGGACACGGCTTTCTTAAAGACCCAAAGAGCAGACTTTTCAGCCTGTACTACTTGGGGAGTTTTTTATAACGAAAGCGAAGGAACCGGAGTTGTTGAACCTCATATAATATTATTAGATGCTTTCAAAGACAGGATGGAGTTTCCTGAACTTAAAAAGAAAGCATTTGATCATTGGAAAGAGTGGCAACCTGACGCATTTATAGTAGAGGGTAAAGCTGCTGGTATGCCATTAATCTTTGAATTAAGACAGATGGGTATACCGGTGTCTGAGTACACACCAAGTAGAGGTAATGACAAGATTGCAAGAGTTAACGCTGTAGCTGATTTGTTTGCATCAGGTATAGTATGGGCACCAGAGAAGAGATTCTCTGAGGAAGTTATAGAAGAATTCGCTGCTTTTCCTAGCGGAGAGCACGATGACTTGGTGGATTCCTCAACACAAGCGTTGTTGAGATTCCGTCAAGGTGGATTTGTACCATTATATTCTGACGAAGAAGAGGAAGAGTTTGTTGGTACTAGAGCAGAATATTATTAAAAGGAGCAAGTATGAGTTTTTGGGCAAAATTATCTTCTTTCTTTACAGGAAAGACAGTTGAAAAAACAGAGCAAGTAGCTGCATTTGAAAAAGCAATTAAAGAAAGCAAAGAAGCTGTTGAATCTGTAGAAATAGTAGAACCCGCAAGAGCAAGAACTGAACAGGGCAGATTTATAGCTGATGATAAATCAACTGAAGATGTCAATGAAGCTTGGGTAGGCGGAGTAGCACCTAAGAAAAAAAAGAAACCCAAAGTTGTTAAAAAAAAATCTAGGTAAATAAATGGCAGAAAAACCGTTAAAGACACCTGAAGCTATAGTGGAGAGTAGTCCATTAGAAATTTTGGTAACTAATCCTGAAGAGGTAGCTATAGAAACAGAGGATGGAGGTCTGCTAATAGACTTTGACCCTGATGCTGTGGACTTTACAGATGATTTTAACGACAACCTTGCTGAATTTATGGATGATTCTAGCTTAGATGAACTTGCATCTGAGTTAGTTTCTAACTATTTAAGCGATAAAGAGTCCAGAGCAGATTGGGAAGAAACCTATATTAAGGGTTTAGACCAATTAGGGCTTAAAATCGAAGACAGAACGACACCTTGGGACGGTGCGTGTGGTGTTTTCCACCCATTATTGACAGAAGCAGTAGTTAGATTTCAGGCTCAAGCTATAACTGAGGTGTTTCCACCCAAAGGACCGGTAAGAACACAGGTCGTTGGCACTATAACTAGAGAAAAAGAACAACAAGCAGCCCGTGTAAAAGACTATTTGAACTATCTTTTGACGGATAAAATGACTGAATACCGTACAGAGACAGAAAAATTACTATTTAATCTGCCTTTAGCGGGTTCTGCTTTTAGAAAAGTGTACTTTGACCCTAGCATGAATAGACCATGCTCTATGTTTGTACCTGCTGAAGACTTTGTAGTGAGTTATGGTGCTGCTGACCTAACAACTTGCGAACGTGCTACGCACATTATGAAGAAAACTCCTAACGAAGTTAGGAAATTACAGGTAAATGGCTTCTACAGGAACATAGAATTAGCTACACCTTCAGAAGATTTAAGTGACATACAGGAAAAATACAATAAATTAACCGGTGACAGCACCAGTTATGACTATGACAATAGACATACCTTATTAGAAATGATGGTTGACCTCGATTTAGAGGAATTTCCTGATTTAAAAGACGGTATGCCTACTGGAATAGCACTACCTTACATAGTTACGATTGATTTCTCGTCTCGAAAAATCCTTTCTATAAGGAGAAATTGGTATGAACAAGATGAACAGAAAATGTCTCGACAACATTTTGTTCATTACCAATATTTACCGGGATTAGGGTTCTATGGTTTTGGTTTAATACACTTAATCGGTGGAATTGCAAAGTCTGCAACAAGCTTACTAAGACAATTAGTAGATGCGGGCACACTTTCTAACCTTCCGGGTGGTTTAAAGTCCAGAGGACTGCGAATTAAAGGCGATGATACGCCAATTATGCCGGGTGAGTTTAGAGATGTGGACGTTCCGGGCGGTGCAATACGAGATAATATAACTTTTTTACCATATAAAGAGCCTTCAGGCGTTTTATATCAATTATTAGACAATTTAGTTGAAGAAGGACGTAGATTTGCGTCTGTAGCAGACATGAAAGTGGCTGATATGAACAATCAAGCCCCTGTAGGGACAACTTTAGCTATTTTAGAGCGTTCTATGAAGGTGATGGGGTCTGTTCAAGCTAGAATACACGCTTCTATGAAGAAAGAATTAAATATTCTTTCAGGAATAATAAGAGATTTTGGTCCAACTGAATATCCTTACCAAACAGAAGGACAAGAACTGCTTCCTAGTGACTTTGATGATGAAGTAGACGTTATACCAGTATCTGATCCTAATGCTTCAACTACGGCACAAAGGATTATGCAGTATCAAGCAGCTTTGCAGCTTGCTCAACAGTCTCCGCAAATGTATAACATGGCAGAACTGCACAGACAGATGTTAGAAACACTAGGTATACGTGATCCAGAAAGCATAGTACCGCTAGATGAAGATATAGAGCCTACTAATCCTGTATCTGAAAACATGAATATGCTTAATGAGAAACCAGTTAAAGCATTTATGTATCAAGATCACGAAGCCCATATAGCTACACACATGGCTATGGCTGACGATCCTAAGATAAGGAAGATGATTGGTCAGAGCAAGAATGCTAACGCTATATTAGGAGCATTTACAGAACACGTAACAGAACACATTGCTTTCCAATACAGAAAAGAAATAGAAGAACAACTCGGTGTGCCTCTTCCACCACCTGATGAGCCACTACCTGAAGACATAGAATTGCGCTTGTCTCAGTTAGTATCTGAAGCGGCACAGCGAGTCCTACACAAAGATATTGCTGAAGAAAGACAGAAAGAAGTTCAAGAAAAACTTAAAGACCCTGTTATTCAGCAACGTGATAGAGAATTAGATATTAGAGAAGCACAAGTGAAAGCTAAGATGCAAACAGATGCACAGAAGATTGTTGCAGATTTACAGAAATCTACAATAACTGCTGGTACTGAGTTAGAGCGATTAGCTTCACAAGAAAGAATAACAAGTGCTAATATTGCAGCTAGGCTTGCTACAGATGAAGCAGAAATAAGCAGCAAGGAGAAAATAGAAGGTGCAAAGATCGGTGAAAAGATTGCATCTGACATTCTAAATAAAGATAAATGAGCAGCGAAATAATAGTAGATAACTTCCCTGATGCGTTACGCAAAATGATTAGGGAACAAATGAACGACCACACAGATGTTATGGCTGGTGGTGCGTGTAAAGATTTTTCAGACTATAGGTATATGGCAGGTATAGTAGCCGGACTAGCTTTAGCAGAAAGAGATTTGCTTGACCTATTAGAGAGAGCAGAAGATACATCATAACGATGCAAAGGTCGCAGGTCCTAAACCTGTGCAATTAAAATAAAATATGGAAGCAGCAAAAGAAATAAAAGGTTCTGAAACTGAAGTTAAAAAGGAACCTACAGCGAAACAATTACCAGAACCCTCTGGTTATCGAATATTAATAGCATTACCTGAAGCAGAAGAGAAAACAGAAGGGGGCATTATAAAAGCCTCATCTTACGTTGAAAGAGAATCTGTAGGCTCAATATGTGGATTTGTAATGAAATTAGGTCCTGATGCCTACCAAGATAAGCAACGTTTTCCAAACGGTGCATATTGTAAGGAAGGTGATTGGATAATAATGCGTTCTTATACCGGAACTAGATTTTTAGTACACGGCAAAGAATTTAGATTAATAAACGATGACAGCGTTGAAGCCGTTGTTGAAGACCCAAGAGGAGTGGTGAAAGCATGAGTACAAACGAAGAGTTTGCAGAAGAGCAATTTGAAGCAGTTGAACCAGTAGAAGATATAGTAGAAGAAAGCCCTCATTCGCAAGAAGAGAAGTTTTTAGGGATTAAAAATACTGTAGTATCTGATGATTCTGCTGAAGATTTTGACGTAGAAATTATAGACGACAGACCAGAGGCTGACAGAAAAACACCTCGTTCTGACGAACAAAAACAAGCTGACCAAGCTGAAATAGAACAAGAAATTGACGGCATTGATGAGCGAGTTAAAAAACGTATTAATAAATTAAAATACGAATTTCACGAAGAAAGACGTGCAAAAGAAGCCGCAGAAAAACTAAGAGAAGAATCTGTTAGCTTTGCGAAACAACAAGCAGAAGAAAACAGAAGATTATCTGCATTAGTACAACGTGGTGAAAGTGCCTTGATGCAACAAGTAAAAGCAAAGGCAGAAGCACAACTAGAACAGGCTAAACGCAATCACATGGCGGCACATGAGTCAGGTGATACGGAACAAATAACTAATGCAACTAACGATATGTTAAAGGCTCAATCAGAGTTAAAAGTTGCAGAAGACCACTTAGCTGTTGAACAAGCAAGAGCACAACAAGCACCACAACAGCCTGTTGGACAACAACAACCTATACCGCAACAACCGCCAACAATAGACCCAAAGGCGGTGGCTTGGTTGAGAAACAATTCGTGGTTCGGGTCAGATGACCAAAAGGAAATGACTGCTTTGGCTTATGGTATACATGAAACCTTAGTTAGAAAGGAAGGTATATCGCCACAGTCAGATAAGTATTATGAGGAAGTGGATAAGCGTATGCGACTCCGTTTCCCTGATTATTTCGGGGTGGAAACACCTGAAGAAAGCAACGAAGTTGCTGAAACTGCGACACCTCGAAATACACAATCGGTAGTAGCACCATCTAATCGCAATAATGGTAGCAAACCCCGCAAAGTGCAGTTAACTTCAACTCAAGTCGCTCTCGCAA